AATGGTAATAGAAGTATTAATGAAGATGAATATAAAAAGATTACAGATATATTATCTACATTAAATCCAGAGCCTATTAATTTAGAATGGCTTGTAGAAACAACAGAAACATTTTGTAAAGATAGAGCAATACATAATGCAATACTCGGTGGCATTCAGATACTTGATGGTAAAGATAAAGACCATACTCCAGAGTATCTTCCAGAAATGTTATCAGAAGCATTATCAGTATCCTTTGACCAAAAAGTAGGGCATGATTATTTACTAGAATCAAAAGAACGATTTGAGTTCTATAGAAAGAAAGAAGAACGAATAGAATTAGATTTAGATTTCTTCAACAAGATTACAAGAGGTGGTATTCCATCAAAGACTTTGAATATCTGCCTTGCAGGTACTGGTGTTGGTAAGACAATGTTTATGACACACCTTGCTTCATCTATATTACTACAAGGTAAAAATGTTTTATACATTACTATGGAAATGGCTGAAGAAAGAATTGCAGAAAGAATAGACGCCAATCTTTTAAATGTAGGCATGAGTGATTTAGAAGAACTGCCATATACAATGTATGAAACAAAGATAAACAAACTACAAAGTAAAACAACAGGTCAAATAATTATTAAAGAATATCCTACAGCATCTGCTCACGTTGGTCACTTTAAAAGTCTTATTAGTGAATTGGCATTAAAGAAATCATTTAAACCAGATATTGTATTTATTGACTATCTAAATATATGTTCCTCATCACGATTTAAAGCAGGTGCAAATGTGAATAGTTATACTTACATTAAAGCAATTGCAGAAGAATTAAGAGGCTTAGCAGTTGAAAATGATTTACCTATATTCTCTGCTACTCAAACTACAAGAGGTGGTTTTGTAAGTAGTGATGTAGGATTAGAAGATACCTCAGAGAGTTTTGGTCTTCCTGCAACAGCAGACTTTATGTTTGCTTTAATCTCTAGTGAAGAACTAGAAGAAAAGAACCAGATAATGGTTAAGCAGTTGAAGAACAGATATAATGACCCAACGGTCAATAGAAAATTTATCCTTGGAGTTGATAGGTCTAAAATGAAATTTTATGACGTAGAACAATCAGCACAAGAGGATATAGTTGAGAGTGGTCAATCGGACGCTTTATCAACGAATAACAAATTTAAAAAATTAGGTCAGTTTTCTGACTTTAAAATATAGAAAGGAGAATAAATGGCACAAGGTAAGATAAAATGGTTTGACCCAAAAAAAGGTTACGGATTTATAACGCCTGATGATGGAAGTAAAGATGCATTTTTGCATATTTCAGCATTAGAAACAGCGGGAATCAGTCAACTAGAAGTTGGACAAGCAGTATCATACGAACTTGCTGAACAGCGTGGTAAGCAATCAGCAACAGAAATAACAGTAATATAAAGGAGTCTATTATGGCTATAACTATTGACGGAAAACAATATGATGAAACTAAATTGGATGACAAGCATAAGAATGCTATCGTTCAAGTGCAAGCGGCACAAAATAAATTAAAACAACTTCAAAGTGAGTTTGAAAATGTGCAAGTATTGATTACACACCACAGTAAGTTTTTAACAGAGAATCTTCCTGCATCAGCTTTAATTGAAGAAGCGGTAGAAGTAGAAAATGTTGAAGCAGAAGTTGTTGAGAAGGCTGAGTAATGGCAAGGAAAGTCAACACTAGTATAAAGTATGAAAAGAAACTGAGTAAGTTTGAGGGTACTATGAGGTGGTTAGTTATTGAACGACCAACTGGTAGTATTCTTAGCGCTTACACCTTTGAAGATGAGGCACAAACAGTAGTTGACTTTCAAAACAAACATAAAGTATGGGCAGCACATGGTGGCTTACCTACTTATATAACATTAGGTAAAATATGAGTGAACAAAGCAAACGATTCTATGAAATATTAGACACGATAAAAGACCTACATGACGCCAAGAAACATGATTATGGAAATGCAGATGTATTTGCTAATTTCAGACTATCTGAGTTAGCAGGTATATCTCCTTGGAAAGGTTCTGTTATTCGCATGGGTGACAAGTATGCTCGTATAAGTAATTACATAAAGAAGGGTGACTTTAAATTTAAAGAAGAAAGTATTAAAGACACACTTATGGATATGGCGATATATAGTTTAATAACCATTGTGTTGTATGAAGAAGAAATGTTTAATGCACATATTAAAAATTTCGAAGAACAAACAAATAAGAAGGAGAATAAAGATGAGTAGTAACATGGGACTAATAATAACCGATCCTGCTACAGATGTAAAACATAGTGTAGATGGTGACACTTTAATGGGTGGTGATTTTTCTAAGACAATAATGGCTTCAGATGGCACAATATCAGATGTACAAATTAGAAGATATCATAAAATTGCTATGGGTATGGATTGGCAAGATGGTTGGTATTCAACACCAGAAATGAAAGCAAAATCTGAAGATTTTTCAAGTTATAAACACATTCACCTAGGTGGTAGTAAGACCGAAGTAATTGAATATGATATTGAACAAGATTGGGTTCAAGAAATTTGGGATGAAGTAAATCCATCACCTGGTAAAGGTGCTTGTGTTTTACATAGACATTATCTTAATGGTCATAGTGCAGGTCAATCAGGCGGCATTCATGTTGATGCTTGGACAGGAAATCAATATACAGTAATTGTATATCTAACTCCAGATTGGCGTCCAGAAGATGGCGGCTCATTAGAGTTATGGACACCTAATCTTAATGATGAACAAAGAGCAATGGCAATCAATACACCTTATGGATTTGGTAAGGGTAGAGTGCCAGAAATGAATATCATTAAATCATATTGGCCTAGAACAGGTCGAGTTGTAGTATTTGACTCTAGATTACCTCGTGTTGCAAGATCAGTAGAAGGTGATAAGTTTAGAGTATCTCTAGTATTCAAATGTCAACTTATACGAAATCATATTCTTTAAATAGTGCTTGACAATATCTCTCCTTTCTGTTATATAAATAGTATAAAAACTTGACATCTTGTTCAAAGTATGTTATGATATAAATATAAGTATAATATTAAATGGAGAGAGTGTAAATGCAAGGGTTTCAAGACTATCTAATAGAAGATAAGAATACACACCTTGAGCATCTGGAAGACGAAATAATAAATAATGGAACTAAAGGGGCAAAAACCTCAATTGAATTTTTAAAGTCTATCAAGAAAATGCTTCAAGGCGGTAAAGGCGGATCATCAATCTCGGTTAAATGGGATGGTGCACCAGCAGTATTCTGTGGTACAAATCCAGAAAACGGAAAGTTCTTCGTTGGTACTAAATCTATATTCAATGCAACCCCCAAAATCAATTATACCAATGCAGACATTAAGAGAAATCATGGTGGCGCATTAGCAGATAAGCTAATGATTGCATTGAAGTATCTTTCTAAACTAGGCATCAAGGGCATACTACAAGGCGACTTGTTGTTTACAAGTAGTGATAAGAAAACTGCTACAGTAGATGGACAGAAGTCTATTATCTTCACACCTAACACTATAACATATGCTGTGCCTGTTGTCAAGAGTGGATTTTTTGGTAGTTCTCTTTATGATAACATTAAGAAAGCACAGATTGGTATTATATTTCATACATCTTATTCAGGCAAAACTATGAAAGGTTTAAGTGCTTCGTTTGGTGCAAGTGTAAAGGGATTAAAGAAAAATAAAAGTATATTTTTTGATGATGCCATGTATAAACAATCAGAGGATCCAGGATTTTCTAAAGCTGAAGAATCGGCATTTGATAACATTATAAAGATGGCAGAAGGTTCTGCTTATAAAGCGGGTGCCTTTATAGATAAGATTAAAAAAGATAAAGGACCTTTATCATTAGGTATACAATTAAAAACATTCTTCAATACATTTATTAGACAAGGAACTAAGATAGAAGGTACATCAAGATTAGTCAATAACTTTGAAGTATATTTTAGAGGCAAAATTAAAAAAGAAATAGATAGTAAAAAGACACAAGCTGCAAAACAAAAATACGAAGAAATATTAGAAGTCGGAATGAAAATATTAAGACCAAACAAAGAAGGTCTTTATTTTGCAATCGCAACATACATTACATTACAATCAGCGAAGGCTGTATTGTTAAGAAAATTAAATACCATACAAAGTATAGGTTCTTTTTTAAGAACAAAGAGTGGATATAAAGTTACAAATCCAGAGGGGTATGTAGCAATTAAAGGATCAGGTGCAGTTAAACTTGTTGATAGACTAGAGTTTAGTCAGGCAAACTTTAACATGGCTAAAAACTGGGTGAAAGGATAATGACAATGAAAGTATCAAGCGAAACATCTGTAGCAATGCCAATGAGAAATTTAATCTCTATTGTGATTGCAGTAGGAGTAGGAGTATGGGCATATTTTGGATTAATCGAAAGATTAAATACTGCTGAAACAAGCATCATTTTGATGAAAGAAGATATTATTAATGAAACAAAAAGACTGGACAAAGAACTAATAAGTTTAGAAACTGGTGATATTGCTAATAATACAGAATTTAGAATCAAATGGCCAAGAGGTGAGATGGGACAAATTCCTGCTGATAGTGAGCAGTATATGTTGATAGAATTTTTATCAGGACAAGTTGAAGATATACTATCAAAGATGGCGGGTATGATGAACAATAGTGTCAACATACAAAGGATGCAGATTGACATAGAAAAAATGTTAGTTGACATTGAAGAATTAAAAGATAAAATTCGTGCTAGTAATGGATATAATGGAAACACGATACCAACAGAACATTAAGGAGAGTAAAGATGGACGTAGCAACACTAATAACAATAATAACAATGTTTATTGTTACTGATACATCAAGCGAATTTGTTAAATATGATGGTTTAGGTGAGTGCTTGAAAGATAAAAGAATAATAGAGAGAAAGAATGATGGTCGTAAAGCAATTTGTGGTCCATCAATGGCAGAATTAGATGCTGATGGTAACATCATTAGTATTAAGAATAAAATGCCAGACAGTTCTGGTAGTTTAAAATTAGGTGGTACAGCAAAATCACTAACTGAAAAGAAAAAGAAATCAGGATTAAAAGTTTTAACAAAGGGAGATTAGTATGAATAAGATTGGATTAATATTAGCGTTTATTATTGTGTTGGCAATTCCTGTTTCTGGTTACTTTGGTAAACAAGAAAGTATCGTAATAACAAAAGAGAATGGTTTATTACAAACTGTAAAAGATAGAGGTTATCTTATTTGTGGAGTTAATGCAGGGTTACCTGGGTTTTCTGCTGCAGATGAAGAAGGTAATTGGACTGGCTTAGATGTTGATTTTTGCAGAGCAGTTTCAGCTGCAGTATTTGGAGATGCAAGTAAAGTAGAATTTGTAGGTTTAAATTCTGCTCAAAGATTTCCAACATTAGCATCTAGAGAGATTGACTTACTAGCAAGAAATACTACATGGACAATTAGCCGTGATGTAAATTTAATGTTTGAATTTGCAGGTGTCAATTTTTATGATGGACAAGGTTTTATGTTGCCTGCTGATTTAGGTATCACTAGTGCAACAGAATTAGATGGTGCATTTGTGTGTATTACACCAGAAACAACATCTGAATTAAATTTAAATGATTACTTTGCAGAAAATAATATGCAGTATGTATCAGTACCAGTTGAGGGTAATAAAGAAGCCAAGTCAAAACTATTTGCTGGCGAGTGTGATGTATTCACAACTGATGCTTCAGGACTATCTTCAGCAAGAGCAGGTGCAGAAACGCCAAGTGATTGGGTTGTATTACCTGAAATTATATCTAAAGAACCATTAGGTCCACTTGTAAGACAAGGCGACCAAGAGTGGGAAGATATAGTAAGATGGAGTTTATTTGCTATGATTAGTGCTGAGGAGTTAGGTATAACATCTGAAAATGTTGATGATATGATGACATCTAAAGACAAAGAAGTAAAAAGATTATTAGGCGAAGAAGGTTATATGGGTCCTATGTTAGGACTTGGTATGAAATTTGGTTATAACATAATTAAACAAGTAGGTAATTACGGAGAATCTTACGAAAGAAATGTAGGAATTAATACACCACTTGCTATAGAAAGAAAATTAAATAAGTTATGGAACAATGGTGGCATATTATATGTTCCGCCATTCAGATAAGGAGAAAGTTATGAGTATTTGGAATAAAGGTAAAGACGCTGGTAACACGGCATGGGGACAAACTAAAAATGCTGGTAACAAGGCATGGGGACATACTACCAAGGCGTCAAACGCTCTTGCAAATGGCATGGCAAACGGCGCAAGGTCATGTGTGAGCGGTACTAAAAAGGTGGTTGGAAAACTAAAGTTCTGGTAAAACAAAGATTTAAGAATAACATAAGGAGAGAAAATGAAATACATTAAAGAGATGGGACTATTAATATTTTTATTAACTTTTATTACAACTGTTTCAGTATGGACTTCAACAGCTCAAGCAAATTGCACAGGTTGTGGTGAAGATGGTCACGATATTTGTTTACCAGAAGAAGGTGCTATGTCAGAACCTGAAATTGTTTTTGCAGTATGTGTGTTTGCAGATGGTACATTGATTGACCATAAAGGTGCAGATAGTATGTCAGATTGTTTAAAAACTAAAAGAACAGTTGAAAAGAAATGGCGTGCTAAAGCAGAAGATACAAACACAATAGAAATCAACAATATAGAATATGAAATTGATGGTGAAGCACTAGCATTTATGTGTGATTTAGTAGATGCAAATGTACATCACTATGAAGATGGTAGTTGGGAAATCATTAACATTTTAGGGAAACATAAAAGTGAATAGTTTTATAGACGGCGAAGCAATGGCACTAACTACTTTTTTAGTTCCTTGGATAGCCATATTATTTTCTTTAATGATTGCATTTTGGTTAAAGGACTTTACTCAAAATCTTATGGTTGGATTAAAGTTTCGTATGAATAGTGCTTTTAATGAAGGTGATAAAGTTTTACTAGATGGTAATGATGCTCTCATAGTGAAGATAGGTATAAGAGATACAGTATTCGGTGTGTATTCTGATAAAGGATACACATGGCGATATGTTCCTAATGTAAGAATACCTACTTTAAAATTAGAAAAGATTATTAATCCTGAATTGCATTTAGATACCGAAGAAGAAAAAGCAGAAAAACTACAAAAACTTATTGATGATTTACAAGACAAAAGAATACATGAGAATAGAGAAGCTATAGAAAAACTAAAAGGTAGAAAATGAAAACATTTAGTCAGATAAGAGAATCAATTATTGACATACCTAGAAGCACTTATGCTCCTATGGTGTTTGATGATGCTGATACCTCTAATCCAAAAATTAAACAATCTGTTATGGATATGCTTGATAAACAAATGGAAGAGTTTGAAAAAGAATACCCTATTTTAAAATACACATTGATTGGTTCTATACTCACAAAGAGATATAGAAATGATGCTGACTTAGATATTAATATATTGTTTGATATACCAGAAGGGGATAGAGAAGAAGAAAGAACAAGATTATCTAAACAATATCTATCAGCTAAAAACCCAAATAATATTCAAGGTAAAGAAATACCAGGAACAAAACATCCTGTTAATTATTATTTCATTACAGATAAGAAATCATATGATGACCAGAACTTAAAGGCTGACGCTGCATTTGATATTAAGACAAACAAGTTTATCAAACGCCCAGATGATTTTACTTTTGATGTTAATGTATATCTTAAAGACTTTCAGAAAAAAGTTGATGAGATAGATATAGTTAAAGGAGAATTGAAAAGAGATATAATTGATTATGATGAACTATCAGAATTAAAACCTGGTGAGATTAAAGATTTAGAAAAAAGAGTTAAAGGTAAGTTAGATGAAATAGAAACTGACCTACAAGACTTAATAAACATAGGTGATACTGTTGACTCTGAAAGACGAGCAGCATTTGATACAGATATGTCACCAGATGATATTAAAACTTTCAGTATTAAAAATAGATTACCTAAAAATGTAGTTTATAAAATGTTAGAGAAGTATCACTATCTAAAATTCTTAAAGAAATGTAAAATGATTTTAGATGATGGTGAAGTAACAGACGCTGAAATAGATTCATTACGAAAAGAACACGCCCAAAGTAAAACTAGGGCGGTCGAAGAGGCATTAGATAAAGGCAACAAACTGGTATTTGCTTTTGGTAGGTTTAACCCTCCTACTCTAGGGCACGATAAACTTATGAGAGAAGTGATTACACAAGCTAGAAAGAACAATGCTAATCACATTGTTTATGCTAGTGCCTC